CACGCTCGGCAGTCAGCCGTGGGTCGAAGAGACCGGCACCTTCCTGATCGGCCTGTTCACCCGCTCAGGCAACGGGCCGGCGGCGCTCGATCAGGCCGTCGACTATGTGCGCACCATCTTTCACGGCTACCGCTACGGCGGCCTGCTGATCCTGCATGTCGATGGCCCTCACGACATGGACCCGGCGTCGGTCGGCGAGTGGTGGCAGGTCTCGCTCACCGCGCGTTATACGTTCCAGACGCGCCGCGATGCGCGCGGCCCCGGCTACGGTGACTGGGAGGGCTTCCCTGACGCGCCGCCGCCGCCGCTGCCAGGGCCGCCGTGATGGCGACCAGCATCGAAGTCACCGGGCTAAAGCAGTGCGTCGCCAACCTGAAAAAGCTCGACACCGATTTGCGTCGCGAGATGGCGGGCAAGGCGCTGCGCGAAGCCGGCTGGGCCATCGCCGAGCCGATGCGCAACGCCACCTACACCACCGGCTTCAAGCGGATCACGGGCGCGGTCCAAAAAGGAATATCGGTCGCCGTCCAGGCCGAGCCCAAGAGCGACGAGTTGAAAGCCTACGTCGTCGAGTATCCCCAGGACATCTCGGGGCCTGAAACGCCGTTCAAGGCGCTGGTGCGCAAGCGCCGAGCGCGCACGCGAAAGAAGATCGACATCAGGCAGACCGCCTATTGGTGGCTGTTCCTCGAACGGGGCACCAAGCCGCGCAGAGCGGTGCGCTCACCCAGGTCGGCCAAGCGGCCGGGCACGCGCGCAGCGGCTGCCCGCGCGCGCTGGGAAGCAGCGGCGTCACGCGGTGGCATCAAGCCGATGCCCTGGCTCACGCCGACGTTCAACGCCAAGGCCGCCGACGCCATCAACACAGTCCGCGACACCATCAAAAAGCTCATCGACGCGGCGGTGAGCGCCATGCCGAAGCGATAGGAGAAACCGATGCGCATCTCGTCCCAGGGCACCATCATCATGATCGACGACGGCACCGATCCGGTGCCCATCCCTATCGTCAGCGCCACCAAGGCGAAGCCGTGCGAAATCACCGTTGCGGCGGGCGCGAGCCCGGTGAAAGGCGACATCATCGTGCCGCGCGGCACCGGCTGGAACAGCATCGAGGCGATGCCCTTCAAGGTTCTGTCGGCCGTGGCCGGCGTCGTCACGCTCGAAGACAGCGACACCACGCGCGAAGCGAACGCGATCCTGATCGGCACCATCGAGGTGCCGGCCTTCGTCGAAATGTGCCGCAGCAGCTTCACCGCCAATCAGCCGGCCGGCGCGACCATCGACGTGACGACGCTGTGCGACACCGCGCATCGCATTGTCGCTGGCCTGCCCGCCATCGGCACGTGGACTGCGCCGGGCTTCTATGACTGCCAGGACACGGCGCTCGAACGCGCGCGCGACGCCTATCGCTCGGGCGAGGATGTCGTGATCGACGTGCGCCTGCCTGACGGCTGCGGGCTCACCTTCATGGGCATCGTGCAGACCTTCGACGTGACGCTGGGCATCAACGCCGCCGTCGCCAACACCGTGGGCGGCCAGATCGATGGGCGGGTGAATTTCTACAAGACGCCCGCGCCCGGCTTCGTGCCCCTGGTTGGCGAGCAGGCGATGCGTGTCGCGCCGAGGCCGCCGACTGATCAGCCGCCGCAGCAGGTCGCCGCATGAGCACGCGCGACGTCTGGGAAAGCCGGCCGGTGGGCTTCCGCAAGCTCACCGTGCGCGAGGGCGAGCCGTTCATCGACATCATCGCGGCCGGGCGGCCGCGCGAAGGTCGCTATGGCCTGCTCGCGGCGACGATGGAGTGGGCCGATACGAACGAGCTTGTGTTCAGTAGCGTCGATGACATCTACGCGTTGCCGCTCAATCATTGGCTGGTGCTGCAGCGCCTGTCGGCCAAGGCCGCCTTCGCAAACGGCCTGCAGGATGACGACCCCGACGCGCCGATCACCAGGGGCAACGGGCTCGACGCCGGAGCGGAACGCCCTTCCCCCTGAAGCCGGCGCGGGTTTTCCTGCACCGGCTGGCGTTGGCGCTGCACAAGAGCGTCGATGAGATCGAAGCGATGCCGCTGCGCGAGTTGCGCGATTGGCAGTGGTTCGACATGGCGCACGAGCCGCTGCCCGACCGGCTGGCTGACATCCACAACGGCATGATCATAGCCACGATGGTCAACATCATGCGTGCGCCTGACAGCCCGCCCGTGCTGCCCTCCGACTACTTCGTGATCCGCGAGCGCGAGCCCGGCGCTCAGCCGGCGCTCTCCGAGATCGACCGGCTGCGCGCCCAATGGCGGGGAGAGTGACATGGCAGCCATCGGCGACGTCCTAGTCAAATTCGTGGCCGACTTCGCCGAGTTTTCGGCGAACATGGGCAAGAGCCAAAAGGATATCGAAAGCTGGTCTAAAAGCATCGCTGAGGCCGGCAAGAGCGTGCAGGGCTTCATCAACCTCGCGACGCGCGTCGGCGGTGCGCTGGCGCTCGGCGAGGCGATCAAGCAAGTCATCGAATTCAACAACGAGATGCAGAAGCAGGGCGAGACGCTCGCCGCCCTGGCGCTGCGCACCGATGCGGCCTCGCGCTCGGTGCGCGGCCTCACTGAAGACTCGGTGAAGCTCGCCGAGATGTACAAGACGACCGGGCGCGAGTGGACCGACGACTATCTCGCGCGCGTGCAGAAAGCTCAGGACAGCAGCGAGGACTTCAACAACAAGAGCTTCGTGCTCGGCCAGCGCCTGCACAATCTCTACCTGCAATTGACGCAGCGGCCCGGTGACGGCGGCGGCTTCATGCAGTGGGCGAGCGACCAAGCGAACGGGCTTTTCGACTGGGCGGAAAAGCTCGTTCCCCAGGTGAACAAGCTGGTCGACATATTGGCCACGGGCCTCGTCATCCAGCTACTCGCCACGGTGAACGGCATCCGCCTCGTGGTCGACGCGTCCAAGGAGGCCACCGAGTGGTTCGGCCGGATGGCGAAGGCCGCCACGGTATCGCAAAGCGCGCTCGAAGCGATGGGCCGCGAGCAAGCGAAGGCGCGCGGCTACAACACGGGGCCAGCCGGCGGCGCGCCGACCGGGGCGGGCGGTGCGTTCGGCCTGTTCGATCAGCCCGGCAATTCGACAACGGCGGCTGAGGCCGCCCGCCAGTATCAGGACACGCAGCGCGCCCTGGGACGCGGCTTCGGTTCGATCTATGGCGTGCCGATCAGCATGGCCGCCGCCGACAATCCACCGCCAGCGGCGGCTGCGCGCGGTGGCGGCGGCGGCGGCGGCAGGGATGACGACACCATCGAACGCCAGATCAAACGCTATCAGGACTTGGCGACGACCGCTCAGCATTCGATGGACGTTGTTAGAACGTCGACTGATCGCACGGTTGAGTCGCTGACTCGCCAAGCCGATGTGCAGCAATCGATCAATGAAGCTGTTACGGCTTTCATCCGGCGTTATCCGCAGGCGACGACGCAGCAGACTGAGGCATTTACGGCGGCCGTCACTGCCGAAAAACAGTTGAACGACCAGCGCAAGGAATTCCTCGCCAACTCGACGGCCGCCGAGCAGACCGAAAAGAAATTTGGCGACGGGGTCAAGGCGTCGGCGCTGGGTATGATCGAGTTGAACAAGCAACTCGCGACCGGCCGATTGAACACCACGTCCTACGACCGTGCGGTTAAGGAATTGACAGAGTCGACCCAGCAGTCAGCCCTCGCGGCGCAACGCTACGACGACAATCTGGGCTCGCTGGCGGCGGGCTTCGAGCACGCCGCCAACGCCTACGCGCGCAGCAACGATCTCTATTCGGTGGGCGAGCAGGGCTTCAACGCGCTCACGTCTTCGATGATGGAGGGCCTCAAGGCGCTCGAAGGGCAGAGCCAAAAGTCGTTCGGCCAGATCGCCGCTGACTTCGCCAACATGCTGGCGCAGATGGCGTTGCAGGCCGCAGCGTCAGCCGCCTTCAAGGCGATCTTCGGCGCGGTCTCATCCGGCGTCACGGCTGCCGCCGCGCCAGCCGCCGGCTATTCGGCTGGCATCGGTGCGGATGGCCTGGGCTGGATCACGCCGCGCGCCGCTGGCGGCCCGGTCGACGCCGGCAAGCCATACGTCGTGGGCGAGCAAGGGCCGGAATATTTTGTGCCGACCGCTGCCGGCAACATCGTGCCGATGAGCCAAGGCAACGGCGGTGGCGTCACCGTGAACGTCGACATGAGCGGTGGCGGCAACAGCGGAGGAGCCGATCCCCACCAAGCGCTCGAGTTTGGCCGCCGCGTCAAAGCCGCCGTGGTCGGCGTGATCCAGAACGAGCAGCGCCCAGGCGGCACGCTCTATCAGCGTCGGAGCTAGAGATGCCAAACACACCCTATTGGCCCTGGTGCCCGATGCCAGGCGCGGCGCGCAGCACCGCCCTCGCGGTCGACATCGTGGCGTTCGGCGACGGCTACAATCACCGCGCCACGCGCGGGCTCAACCCGGTGCGGCCTAGCTGGCAGTTGTCGTTCCCCTTCACCTCGCTCGATGAGCTCAGCACGCTGGACAGCTTTTTGACGGCGAACGCGGCGGCGGGCTTCTGGATGAGGCCGCCTGACAGCGCCGTCGACGTGTTCGTCACCGCTGACAGTTGGTCGGCCTCGATCACCGAGAAGAACCTTGCGAGCGGCATCCTCGGCACCTTGCAGGCGACCTTCCAGCGCCAGTTCAATCCGCAGCCGGTCAACGCACCGTGAGCGGCGTCACCGAGGGCCTCGTCACGCTGTTCCAACTCGACACCGCGTTCATGGGCGGGCCGATCCACTATTTCACCAGCGCGTCGGACTTCGACACGGTCATCATGTGGGGCGGCCAGCAATACTTCCCGATGCCGATTGACGCCCAGGGCTTCGAGATGACCAGCAAGGGCGCGTCGCCTACGCCGTCGATCTCGCTCTCCAACCTCTATGGCGCGGGCAACACGCTGCTCTCCACCTACAACGGGCTGGTCGGCGCGCAGGTGACGCGCCTGCTCACCTTGCGCCGCTTCCTCGACGATGGATCGAGCCCCGATCCCAACGCCTACATCTCGCGCGACGTCTTCGTGGTGGCACAGAAGATGAGCCACGATGCCGGGCAGATCACCTTCAAGCTCGCGTCGCGCTTGGATCAGGAGGGCGCGCAGATCCCGCGCCGGCAAATCCTGCGCGACGTTTGCCAGCACAGCTACCGCTTCTGGAACGGCAACAACTTCGACTACAGCAAAGCGACGTGCCCCTACACTGGATCGAGCGCCTGGGACCCACTCGATCAGGTGACGGACTGGCCGCACGACCAGTGCTCACGCAGCATGACGGGCTGCACGCTGCGCTTCGGACGATGGTCGGCCCTGCCCGCGCGCTTTTTCCCCGGCGTCGGAAAGGTCAAATGATGCAACTGCCGCACCGCC